ACCATTTGCTAGGAATGGTATCTTACTCGTTATGCCTTTTACCGCATCACCGGGACTTGGTATCTTGTCTACTAATCCTCCTATTGCCTCTTTGATTCCTGCAATCAAATCCGTGACTGCATCCGATAGCGAGAAGTTAGTAACAAAGTCCTTCACGTTTGCATAAAGTTCTCTTACAGGGTCTGCTATGTAGGCCAATCCTGCCATAATCAAATCAGATAGGAAGTAGATTGCAATTGCTACTGCGGCTATACCTAGAACGAATGGGGCAAACGCAGCACCAATGACTAACCCAATAGCACCTGCAACTAGTGCTATTGCTGCGACTACTCCACTAATTCCCTTTACCACATTCATTACACCATTAACAATGCCAAGTATTCCTCCACCCAATGCATCAAAGCCATCAGTAAATACACTACTAACGAATGACACAATTCCTGATAGTATGGTTCCAAAAGTAGCAACTATTCCACCTAAGACACTTGCAAATCCAGTAACTATTTGTGTTATTCCTTCAAGTATTTGTCCGAAGTCCATATTGTAAATACCAGCAAGTATGTTGTATACACCAGTAAACATGTCTGCTATACCATTTACAATCATCATTATCCCTGTGTAGAGCGTAGTAGCCATTGCTACAATGGCATCAAAGATATTACCTAAGAATGGTTGAATGAACTTGAAGGCAGCAACTACTACCATCAACAATAACAATGTCTTCATGAACTGTGCAGCCAAGTAGAAGACAATTTTTCCTATGCCAAAAACAACTGCCTTAATTGGTTTCTTCAGCATTGTGATGAATCTACCTGTTCTAGTCTCTGCGAACTTATTCAGTTTGTATATTTTCATCATTACATCATACTGTTTCTTACTGATGAACCGACCTTTGGAATCTTTCATCATTCCTTTCTTAGTTACATACCGTCTAGGTTTCTTTACGTTTCCTTCCTTATCAGTGAACCCCGATGTATCGAAACTTCCTGTCATAGCCACTGCTAATGCTTTTTGTGTGAGTGTCATCTCCTTGCTTACTTTCTTGTTGCCCACTATGAAACTACTAAGCCCCTCTTTGTCCTTCTTCTTTTTGAAAGCAGTGAATGCTTTTTGAGCATTCGTCAACCCACTATAATATTTCATTTTAGTCTTGAAATCTGCTTTTCCAAATTCAGCAGCCTCTTCTGCCTGTTTCTGAAGTTTGTCTGCCCTACTTACTCTTTCATTCATCAAGTCTAATAGTTTCTGAGTTGCTGCCTCTTCAGAGCCTAACTTCATAGTTAGACCCTCATATTGCTCTGAGGTATCTTTCAAAGCATCTACGAGTTGTTTTCTCTCATTACCTGTTGCTTTCTCTATATCTAGAAGACTCTGTTGCAAGTCCTTTGCCTTACGCCTCATCTTGGCAATCTTAGCAAAGTTCTGAATCTCCTTTGCTTCCTCAGTTCTTCTTTTCTCTCCCTTCTGTTGAATCTCATTCAGCAACATCACAGTTGCTTTTATTCTGTTCTGAAATTGCCAAAGTGGTGTACCTGATATGAATCGGGAGAAGATAATCCAATTCTTACTGGCTAGAATGTTGTTAGTCTTACTTATCGATGCGCTTAGGGTTGCGAACTGTTTTGCGCCATCCATTATCGCTAAATCCAAGTCCTTGAAGTCTTCCTTCATGTCCTTGATTTTATCTTCAATGCCTCTTGCCACTTAGTTCACGACCCTTTTGATGCCTTATCCATTTCCTCCGATTCTATTCTCTTTACTTCCCCATGTATCTCCAACATCTCCTTAATCAAGGATGCTGGTGTTTCATATGCGTCTTTTGGGTCAACGTGAAATGCCGAGCAGTAGGAGTAAAGCATAATCTTCATTCCCACTTTCGTATCCACACTCCCACCTTTCAAAGCCCTCCGAATCAGTTTTCGTTTCCCGTATCATCCCCCATGATGTCCATGAAGGGATTTGGGAGAATTTCTTTTAGTTGCGCTCCGATATACGGATTGAGTCTAATCAAGTCGGTAGTCGATAGTTGAGGGTCTGTCTTCTCTATGAAGTTTTCAACCATAAAGCGATACATCTTGTTAAGGTTGATTCCCATAGTCTGACCTTGGGAATCCATATCCATAACAGACGACAATGCCTGTTCTACCTGTAACCAAGTTGGTTCTTTCACCCAAACT